GATTTAAATTAGGTGAAACCCTCACGGGCTCTCAAGGAAATGCTACTGGTAAGCTTACTAAAAAGCTTATTGACCTAAATCAATTGATTGTTCAGAATTGTACTGGTTCTTTTATTGGAGATCCTGATGCAGTTCCTAACCAGACAGAAGTTGTTACTGGTGGTACAAGTGAAGATTCTGTGGATACATATAGAGTGTATAAATACTTAGAAGCGCCGTATCATTACTTTGTAGAAGATGATATAGAACAGAGAGTAGCAGATAACGGAATATTCATACAAGGTGCAACACCGGAAAGTAATTTAAGTTTCCTCACTAATCGAGCTCATCTTATAAATTCAAACGAGTCCAGGTCTAGCATGAGAGTTGTTTCGCCAGAATATATAAGTCAATTCGTAGATAAATTTGAAGAACTATTGAACAATGACTAGAAATACTACCAGACTAATAGGGGGAACAGCAGGAGCGACACCCGGCTCATATATACTATCTGAGTGCACTCTCACTGCTAGTGATGGAGCTGTATTTGATATTAAAGCTCTGATTACCGAAATTACTATCACTGAAAGTATATACACATCATCCGTTGATGCTGAAATGGTTATTATGGACGGTGTTAATTTATTTGAATCGGCTAAACTTAATGGTGATGAAAAGATTGATCTGCTTATTAAGCGACAGGACCTTGATACAAAAGATACTGAAAGCCATAAACATACATTTTATATTTCAGAGATAATTAATTTTGCAAGAAAAAGGAATGGTTCATCCAGTTATGTTTTCCGAATGCTTTCTAAACATGCGTATGTTAATAACACCAAGACATTAGATCAGTTTAAAGAAGGTACTATTGGTTCTATTATTAAGGGTATATGTACATCAGACTTGAGAATACCACTCAAGGAATTAGATGTTAATGCATCCACATATAAGAACATCAAATGCATTATACCTAAATTGCGGCCTTTAGCAGCTATTAAATGGTTAAACAGTAATGCATTTACTACTACCGGTGCTCCATTTTATTTTTATGAAACTTTAAAGGGTAAAGTAAAGTATAAATCATATGAAGATTTTGCAGATAGTGATGTAGTAGCAACATATGTTCACTCTCCTATTTTAAAATCTACTATCGGTAGTAAAGAATACTTTACAGAAACTTCAAGGAGAATAAACAAACTATCTTCTGAGCTTAATTTATCTAAGTATGTTGCGAGTGGAGAAGGCGCCTTTGCTTCTACTACTAGATCAATAGATATTGCGACTAAAACTTATAATGTAAAAGGTCAGCAATATAATTATAAAGGGGTTAAGAAATTAAACGGCTTTGATCCATACCCTAAGAGAAATAATAATGATCAGTATGGTGGACAACCAATAGATAAAATAGCGTCAGGTAAGAATTATTTTATTTCTAATAACTCTTTGGCATACGGCGCAGGCCAATTTAATTTTCAGAACCCATCTATTGAGAGTATGGGTAAATGTCAAGCATACTTATCGACAGAAGATACTATTGTGCATGATATTCAGATTGCCGGAAATTTTAATTTAGAATCCGGCCAATTAATAAAAATACAGGTGAATAAAACATCGGCAGCTGATAATGAATCTAGTCCTATAGATAAAATGCAGTCAGGTAAATATTTAGTTGCATCTATTATACATAAATTTGCAGATGAATATACATTACAAGTTGAAATAAAATCCAACTCCTTCAATTCAGATTTAAATGATGTTCTAACACTAGAAGGAACAAAGGGCGCAACAGAGGTAATAGAGACATGAAGGCCGATGAATTTATGGGCGGCCAGTTTGAATGGTTTACTGGTATCATAAAAGAGATTAATGACCCACTTAACTTAAACCGAGTAAAGGTACATTGTCTTGGTTTCTATGACGGTGTCACTGATACGACTAAGCTGCCTTGGGCAACTGTGATGATGCCAGCAACCACTGCGTCTATGAGTGGTAATGGTGGTAATCATCATTTAGAAGTTGGTTCATGGGTAGTAGGTTTCTTTAGAGATGGCCCGAGTGCACAAGACCCTATGGTTATGGGTTCTATTGCGACACAGACCGAAGGCGCACAAGATATTCCTACCGAATCATCCGTAGAGAATAAAGTATATAAGTCCAAAGCAGGACACTTAATTGAAATTGATAATACTGCTGGTGGTGAAACTTTAAGAGTCACTCATGCTAAGGGTGCTGTTATAACTATTGATAAAGATAATAACTTGTCTATTACAAATACGGGTACTACTTCTATTAATTCAGCAGGTGCCATAACAATAACATCTGCTATTAAGACTACGATTGTATAATGGCTGCTCCGGCCCTAACATTACCTCCGTTTGAATGTGAAGCTACTTTATTACCGAAGCCAGCAAATCTTTCTAACTTTTTTGGTGGACTTGCAGCATACCCAGAAAAATTAAAAGCATTAGCAGTTACTACAGACATAGATGATGCTGAAGAATATTTTAAAATAGCAGAAGATATACAAGCACAGTTGGATAGTATAAGACCATTACTTGATAAGTACGACCCGAAGAATGTAAAGTTTAGGTCACCAGAAAAAGAATGGGATATTATGATGAATCGGTTAACTACCGAATATGGGATGTATGTACAGACTGAAATTCTAGCATTGATTAAAACTTTAGTGCCGATTGACTTTAATATAACTGTTATGGGTATTACCTTTGATATAGTAGAAGTATTTACGGATCCTTCATCAATAAAAGAATCTATAAAAGAAGAAGCCGATAGACTATACGAAATGCTGCCTGATATCTATAAGAACTATGAGAAGTTTGAAACAAAGGAATTGAAAGCAGATGCCGTGTGGAATTATATTAGAACCGAAATGAAAAAGAAAATGAATCTGTTAATGCATGGTGGCTTCGGTTCTCTTATTAGTACCTTTCAGGAGATATGGGATACTTTAGGATTACCTGCGTTACCCGCACTACAAGAACTTGATGTTGAACAACTGATCGAATCTACTATGGAATCAATCGAGACTCAAATTAAAAATGCTCCCCAAGATACTAAAGAAGCATTACAAAAAGAAGCAATGACACAATTAGAATCTATCTCTATAGCTGGGTTCTCTCTAATTGATTTATTAGGGGGTGAAATAGAAAATAACCTACAGATAGATGATTATGATAAAGAAAGATTAAAAGAAAAGGCACGACAATTTGCAGAAGATTGGGAAACATACTTACTTAAAGAATGGATGCAGACAGTGACTGGATTCTTTTCAGCTATAGGACTAGGTGCATTAACAGAATGGACTTCATTTAATTTTTGTCAATTCTTAACATTGATAGGGTTTAACCCAATAACAATAACTCTACCAACGTCGGTATCTACCGTAGCTGCTAGTGCAGGAGTATCTTTACCTACCTTACCGGTGGTAAACGATACTTCTGGTGAATAAGAAATTACTAATCTTACAATAAAAAGGTATAAATACTATTATGGCCAGTTCACCCACAATACTATCCGATAGAAGTATATCGGGAGATTTAAAGAAAGCGAGAATCACCTCCCGAGTAAAGGGTTGGAGAGATTTGGACTTGTCTTTAACCTTGCATCCAATTAGAAAGGATATAATGCCTTTAAAGGATGATAATGCTGTAAAGAATGCTGTAAAGAATTTGTTAGTTAGTAATTTTTACGAGAGACCCTTTAGTAGAGATGTCGGCGCAAATTTAAGAGCACTACTCTTTGAACCAGCAGATGCGATTACTAAAATTGCACTGAAGAACAATATAAGAAGAGTTATAAACAGATATGAACCCAGAGTAGTGTTAAGGTCCATAGAAATTAAGTATGCAGACGACTCGAACGCATATAACATTACGGTAGTATTTAAAATAAAAGAATTTGATACCAACGAATCTGTTGAAATAGTATTAAGAAGGTTGAGGTAACACATGGCGAGTAACTTAAATGTAACGGAATTAGATTTTGACCAGATAAAACAGAATCTTAAAAACTATTTAAAAACCCAATCTGAGTTTAATGATTATAACTTTGAAGGGTCTGGTCTCTCTACACTACTTGATGTATTGGCTTATAATACACACTATAATGCAATGGCTGCTCACTTCTCATTGAATGAAGCATTCTTGGACTCAGCACAGATTCGTGGTAACGTAGTCACAAGAGCTAAACTTCTGGGTTATGTACCACGTTCTATTCTTGCACCTAGAGCATCAGTTAATATTGTTATTGATGTTACTTCGGAAGTTGGAACTGTTCCTGACAATTTAACTATGCCACGTGGCACTAAGTTGAGTACTACAGTGGGTCAGGAACAATATCAGTATGTTACCGTATCAACTCAAACTGCTAGTCTGGTTACTAGTGGCGGCACTTCTACTTACACATTTAATAATGCAGATATTGCTCAGGGATATTATAAGTCACTTAAGTATAGAGTAGACAATGATATTGAGAATCAGAAATTCCAGTTGTCTGATAACGACGCAGACACAAGCACTTTAAGAGTTCGCATACAGGAGAACGAAGAGTCTACAGCATTCGATATTTATACCAGATTTGAAACTCTACTTGGTGTTGATTCTACTTCTAAGGTATATTACTTACAGGAAAATTCTGCTGAGTACTATGAAATTTATTTCGGTGATGGTGTTACTGGCAGAAAACCAAATAATAATAATATTATCACATTAGATTATGTCTATACCGATGGCACAGAATCTAACGGCGCTAATGTATTTACCATGTCAGATTCTGTCGGTGGTTTTGGAAATTCCACAGTAACTACTGCCGCGGCGTCAGGTGGTGGAGCCGAACGAGAAACTGCTGAATCAATAAGATTCAATGCTCCTCTAACATTTACATCGCAGAATAGAGCGGTTACATCAGATGATTACCGGTCTATTATCCAAAGAGAATTTACAAACATTGCATCTATCTCTTGTTGGGGAGGTGAAGACAATGATCCACCAGATTATGGTAAAGCATATATCTCTATTAAACCTATTCTTGCAGAAACTTTAACTCAGGCAGAAAAGGATGATATTACTGGTACCATTCTTAAAGGTAAAAGTGTAGTATCTATTACACCTATAATTGTAGATCCGAATTATACTTACTTGGAACTGGATGTGTTCTTTAAGTATAATCCTAATCTTACAGATAGAACCTCAGTGGAATTAACTTCTGTTGTGCGAGATACAATTTCGGATTATAACTTTAATAACCTTAATAAGTTTGATGGTGTGTTTAGACACTCACAAATTACTACACTCATTGATGCTGCAGATCCTGCTATTCAGAACTCTACAGTAAGACCGTATATGTTTATGAATATTACACCATCTACTGTTGAAGGTACAAATAACTTTACTTTGAAATTTACATCTGCATTGCATAAGACTGGATCATCTACTGATTTTATCCTTTCATCTACTGCTCTAAAACTGGCTTATTCAGGAACTATTAATCACTACTTTGGCGATATTCCTATTGCAAATTCGGTTAACAGACAAGTAATTATTTACAAAGTTGTAGATGGAACTAATGTTACCGTTATAAATGACGCTGGTTTACTGAACCCAGATAAAGGTACTATTACCCTTAATAACTTTACTAGCTATAATACTGATGCCGTTCGTATTACTGTAACGCCGGATTCATTAGACTTGGCACCTAAAAGAGACCAGTTAATTGCTATTGATTCTTTAAGAGTTAATATTACTCCAAGTGTCGATACTATATCTGTATCGGGCTCTACAGGAACTATTAATTATACTACACCGTCGAGATTAAGATAATGGCGAACTATGGAAACGACATAGCATCTCCCGGATATATTGAGTCTACCGCTTCTTCTACTCGCAAGAGTAAAGAAAAATTGAGAATTGATTCTTTAATTCCCTCAGAGATTTTAGAAGATTCTGCGGGCATGAAACAGCTATTAGAAGCATACTACACATTTATGAACTTAGATGAGTTTATTTATGCAGAGAATGAAGACTTTCAAGATGTTGTACTAGATGGTAAAGCCGTATTTAGAATATCGGATCCAAGAAATGAGAACGATGAATTCTTTACTGATGAGCAAGGTGCAGATTCTACAATGACTGTTACCGCGGCGGATGGTACTGTTACTACTATAGCACTAAATGATATTAATGTCAGCATATCTAATGGTAATTCATTACCGGGTTCTCTTGCATTAGAAACTTCCGAGATTGGTAAAACATATCAGGTTGATGGTTTAAGTGCTCATAATGCTTCTACTGCCAAATTAAATACACCCATTAAACATTGGACAGGGCCGGGGCCTTCTCATGTTCTGAACAACATTGAACGTGCGATGGACATTGATAATAATTCAGTTCAATTCTTGGAGTTAATGCAGAAAGAAATCGCATCAGTAATACCAAGAAACATTACAGTTAATAAAAGGAACTTGTATAAGAACATTGTTGATTACTACAAGGTAAGAGGTTCTTCTGATTCTATTGAAATCTTTTTTAGACTCTTATTTAATGATGAAGTGGAAGTACAGTATCCATGGGATAAAACTTTAATTCCTTCTTCAGGTAATTGGGATGTTAATCCTGCCCTACCGAGAGGTGGTCAGTATCTGGACAACAAAGGCCAGTTATCTAACACAATTAAAATACAAGATTCTTTAAGATACCAAAAATTCTCATACCTAATTAGAACAGGTCAGAACGTATCTACTTGGGAGAATGTATTTAATAGATTAGTACACCCTGCTGGATTTAAA